AAGTGGCCTGGTCCTCCAGCAACTGGAGGAACGTCACCAGGTCCTCATCGGTCCAGTGCTCCTGGACCTCGCGGAGTGATTGGCGGGTGACCAGGGCCACCTGGCAGACCAGGCGGCCCCGGCTCCCTACCGGGTAGGGCGGGCCAGGTCGGAGTCGTCCTCCGTCAGCTCCTCCACCTCGACGGCGGCGTCCTCGAACTGAGGGAAGGTCAGAGTGGTCAGGCCGGCGCGGGTGGAGGCGGACCAGGCCAGGAACGTGGCCATCAGGAACGGCACGTCCCGACCGGCGCCCCACTTGTGCCGCGGGGCGGTCTTGTCCCACCGCAGGAAGTCCCGGTTGTCCACCCGGACCTCATAGGGCTCGGCGCCGTCCAGCACCACCCGGCACCGGCGGCCGGGCATCTTCATCTCCCGCGACTTCTCGGTCGCGGCGGCGCGGACGGACGTGCCCGCGGGAGCGTCCGGCGGCTCCAGCTCCTGGGGACGGGTGGACGGGAACGGGTCGGTCAGGTTGTCGGTCATGGCGTAGAGGTCCCTTCTACGGTGGCGATGACGGCCTGGATGGCCTTCAGGTAGGTGTTCTCCCAGGTTTCCTGGGTGCGTTCCGCGGTCTCGGCCAGCCAGGGCTGGGCGGCGATTCCGCGAGACTCGTGACCCCAGTGGATGGGGCCGGCGTAGGGGACGGCCTTACGGCCGGCCCGGACGATCGCGGCGGAGGCGGTGCCCGAGGCGCGCACCGAACCGGCCAGCCGGCCGGTCCGGCGCGGTGCCCGCGGCGCGGACTTCTCCGCCACCATGTCGGCCACCTGCTTGTGGGCGGCCTTCAGGTCCTGCACGTCGATCCCGGCCCGCTTCAGCGAGGCCCGCAACTGGCGGGCCCCGTCCACCTGCAAGGCCGGTTTGGGCACGACTACGCCAGGTCGGCGCCCAGCACCGGGTCCCCGATGCAGGCCCACTCGAAATCGGAGGTCGGGCCGTTCTCCCCGACCGGGCCGCCCACCTTCAGCGGCGCGATCCGAACCATGCCGGTGACGATCCGTCCGGTCGCCTCCGCGGGGGTGAACTGGAACGGCACCACCTCGCCGCGGTGCGCCCACGACCAGTCCACCACGCCGGCGTCGGACAGGTCCTGGATGATCGTGCCGGACAGGGTGGCCGGGTAGGTGGCCGCCCCCGACAGGGTGTCCCCGGACAGGGTGCGCTTGTTGTCCCCGACCTCCTCGGAGAAGTCCACCGCGACCTCGGTCGCCTGGGCGGTCATGTCCATGGTCGAACCCACGTCCCCGCAAACCAGGGTTCCCAGGTCCACCTCGTATGACTGGATGGGCATGTTCGGTCGTGCTCCTCTACAGGGTCAGGTCCACCGGCAGCCGGAAGGCCGGGTGAGGGTTGTTGTTGTGCGGGAACAGGACGGCGGTGTCCACCTCGTCATCCGGGCGGACCACGGTGAGGGTCTTCTCCAGCAGCCCCGCCAGGACCCCGAGGGCCTCCAGGTCGCCACCCATCGGGGCGACCAGCAGCACCGACACCCGGCACCGCCCGGTGCCGGCCAGGGTCAGGGGCCGGGCCGTCTCGGGGGTCACCCACGCACCGGGGACCTCCAGGCGGCGGCGGTCCACGGTGGCCGGCACACCGGCCGCGGTCAGCCGGTCCGCGAGGTCCTGGCAGGCCGGCACGATCCGGGCGGCCCAGGTCACCCGGTCCGCCCCACCGCGTAGGAACCGACCCCGAGCATCATGGCGATGTCGGGCCAGTTGGACTGCACGTAACCGACGCCGCCCTCCAGGCCGAACGTGCCGCCGGTGGCGTCCTTGCGCTTGTCCAGGCGGGCCGCCAGCAGCGCCGCCCCGGTCCGCTGGTGGTCGGCCCACCCGGCCCCACCCGGCCGTAGCCAGGTGGGGACCAGGGAGTTGACCGCCGCCACCATGTCCGCGGCCTCCGCATGATCCGGGGCGCGGCCCAGGATCGCGTTGACCGCCGCGAGGTCGGTCAACGGGCCGGGACCGGTGGGGGCTGACATCAGGCGGCGGGAGCCAGCGGCACCGAGATGATGCCGCCCACCCGCTCCTGGGAGTACCCCACGTAGCCGTAGACGGCGGAGTCGATACCGCCGCGGGCCACGTCCAGGGCCTCCACCCGGATCGGTGCGCCGTTCCCCAGCTCGCGGAACTTGGACGCCCGCTTCACACCGAGGATGACCTCACCGGCCGGGCACTCCGAGGTCCGCATGAAGTTGGCGGGGTCCACCTTCAGCAGCGCCAGGAACGCCGGCAGGTCCAGGGCCGTGAGGTCGGTCATGGTCAGCCAGTCCTGGGTGTTCATCATGATCCAGTCCGGGCCCTGCCGGACCCGGGGGGTGTCCTCCAGGATGGCGGTGCCGAGGGCGGCGGCCTTCAGAACCTGGGTGGGGCCGGCGTCGATCGTCCGGTCCAGCGGCACGTAGGAGGCCGGCACGTTGCCGTCCACCGAGATGTCCCGGGCGTAGGAGACCAGCGCCTCCGCCGCCCACTTGTCCGACAGCTCCCGGTAGCTCTCGGTCTGCTCCCGGTAGAACTCGTCCCAGAACTCGGTGGTCCCGAAGTCCCGGTAGGCGCGGTCGATGTCCCAGCCGCCGGCGCACCGGCGCGCGGTGCCCGGCACCTCCTCCAGCGATACGGGGTTGGTCGGGACCTCGGTCTTGTCACCGGCCCACGCGGCGACCTCGGGGCCGCGGGTCCACTGCCAGGAGGTGAACTTCATGCTCGTGAGCTTGGTGGAGTTGTCCATCAGCTCGGTGAAACGCCGCTGGTAGGAGCCGCCCTCCCAGAGCTTCTGCCCGATCGTGCCCGCGGGGCGCTGGAACATCGGCAGCCCCGAATGGGTGATGTCCTGCAACGCGGCGAGGAGCTGCGCGTTGCCCGGGTCGTGGGCCAGGGCGGCCTGGAGGTTCGCGGCGTGCGCCACCGGGTCCGGGCCGCCGGTCAGCGCCGGACCGGCCGGCACACCCGCGGTGCCCAGCAGGGCGGCGGCGGACGGTTCCGCGGCCGGGGCGGACGGGCCGACCCCGGACGCCTGGAGGTTGCCGAGGGCGGCGACCAGCATCCGCTGGAACTCGGCGGCGTCCATCGGCGGGGCGGCGGTCAGCACCGGCGCGGCCGGGGCGTCGGGGGTGGGGCTGGTCACTGATCGGGCTCCTGTCAGTTCGGCCACCAGGGCGGACGCCCGGGCGGAGTCGTAGGCGCCCACCGGCACGTGGGCGAAGAAGTCGAGGGACCCGGAGACGATGCCGCCGGCCTCGTCCAGCACCAGGTCCGTGGACTCGATCGACAGGCCGTCGCGGGCCCCGTCGTCGATCTCGGCCAGCAGCTGGTCCCCCAGTGGCGTGCGGGCGATCTTCACCCGCCCCCACAGGCCCTCCGGGCGGTCCTCGAACTCCAGCAGCCGGGACACCGCCGGCGGGTCCACACCGGGCCGGTTGTGCCCGTACACGCCGACCACCTTCGCGCCGGCCTTCAGACCTTGGGCGAAGGACCGGCGGACCGGGAACCCGGTGCCCAGGTTGGTGCGGCCCGGCTCATCCCAGGGGACGAGGATGCCCTCCCGGATCCGGTCGTCGGCCGCGCCGGGGGTGGGGGCGGCGGCGTGCAGGGTGCCGCCGGTGAACAGGGTCAGCGAGGTCATGCGGGCAGCTCCTGGGCGGGTGATGTTTCACGTGAAACAGGCGCCGATGTTTCACGTGAAACATCGGCGGGGCGGGCGGCGTCACCCACGGGGTTGTCCAGCCAGTCCTCTAGGGCGTACCGGACCGCCTGCCCGTGCGGGGTCACGTCGTCCTGGGACAGCCGCGCCGAGATGGAGGACAGGTACAGGCCCACGCCGTACTGGATGGCCCGCAGGTCGTTGTCCCGGGTGGTGGCGTAGGTCAGCGAGGACGGCCCGGCGGCGTCCAGCAGGTCCGCCGGCAGCGAGCACACCCGGGCGATGTCCACCGCGGCGGCGTTGCGGCCCTCGGTCACCAGATGCTGGTCAAACGCGCCCAGCTCCTGGGCCTCGAACCCGAGCGGGATGAACCCCACGCCGCCGCCGGCCTGCCGGCCGCGCCGCCAGCCCTCCAGGGTGGAGACGACGGAGACGACCTCGGGGTCGTCGGAGTCGTAGGGGACCGGGGTGCCCTGTACCTGGCGGATCGCCAGATAGGCGGAGGGATGCTTGGCGGCCATCGCCGCCGCCCGCTGGAGGTCGGCGGCGTGCCGGATCGTCCCGGCCGCCGCGGTCAGGATGCCCTCGTGCGGGCCGGGGATCGTGCAGACCGTCCGCTGGTCCACGAGCCGGTGGACACCGAGCGGGTCCGCGACCAGCGTCCGGCCGGCTTCGTCCACCGACCAGCGGCCCATCGGGATGCGGTCCATCCGCAGCGGGTGGCCGTTCGCGCCGTTCACCTTGGTCCAGCACGACCACCCGTGGAATAGCAGGTCATCGGCGGTCCAGAGGTCGCGGTGATAGGCGGGCACTGTGGAGGTGGTGGCGGAGATCCACGGCGGGGCGGCGTCGCCCTCCAGCAGAACGCCGCCGCGGGTGCCGCGCATCGGCACCCGGGCGACGGTGCCGCAGATGATGTGCCGGGCCCGGGCGACGGCGGGCACGGCCATTGCCTCCGCCCGGGTCATCGGCATCGGGACGTCGGTGCCGAACACGTCCGCGAGAAGCTGGCCCTCCAGCACCCGGGCCAGGTTGTGCGCCGGGGCGTAGGGGGACACCAGGTCCAGCGGGGCCGGGGCGGCGGTGTAGCCAGCCACCGCGGCGGCGGCCAGGTCCCCGGAACGGATGCCCGGGAGAAGCGCACGGAGACTCATCACGAGGGAGTGAACGGCACCCGCCGATCACCCGCAGCTTTTCGAACACTCCGAACAGTCAGGGCGTGTCGAACACTCCGAACGGTTCGTCACGCTACTGTGACCGCACACCGCCACCCGGCCAAGCGGTCCCCAGCAGGGGGACCGGGGCAGGCGGACCAGGAGGACTCCAATGTCCAAGCTCCCCCGCCACCTCTCCCCGCGGACCCCGCGCCGCTACGCCGGGTACCTCGCCGGCCTCGTCCTGGCCGCCGGTAGCGTCACCGTCGTGGGCGTCGCCGGGGTCGTCGGGCCGATCGTCAGCCACGCCGCCTTCTCCGCCGTCGTCGCGGTGTCCCTGTGACCCGCCCGGTGCCCACCGAGGACCAGTGCCTGCTGTGCGGGGCCGACGCCCTCACCTACGCGGACCTGTGCGACCGGTGCGCCGGCGTCGTGCTGGAATGCGCCGACCGGGTGGCCGCCTCCATGGTCACCGTGATCGACGGCCCCGCCGGCGCCGCCGTCATCCGGATCGCCGGCCAGCTCGAACTGGACGACCAGTGACCACGCCCCGGAACCGAAAGGAATACACGGCCTACCGGGTCCGGCAGGCGCAGCAAGCGCTGGAGGCTGTACTCGCGCTGGACGGTGATCTGCTCCTGTCCGACGATCATT